CAATCAACAATATAATCTCTGACCCTGCGTTAGCTTCTTACACTTTAATATTGACGAGGGTAGGATGAGCGTAAGCGCATTTAATATGGACTTAAACAGATTGGCTAAAGACTTAGGTCTTGAGACTGATAAAGTTGTGCGTAAGGTTACTCTTCAGTTGTGGAATGGTATTACGTTAAAGACACCTGTAGATACAGGACGTGCGAGAGGAAACTGGAACTTATCTGAAAGTAATGCTGATACAAGTATTAATGAGAGTGCGACTAGCGTTCAGTCTTATAGCGAGCCAACAGGCAAAAAGGCTGTTTATATAACTAATTCATTGCCTTATATTCAAGCCCTTGAAAAAGGCTCAAGTAAACAAGCACCTAAAGGCATGGTTGAATTAACTATGAATGACGTGGGGAGTGGTTTAGGATAATGGGCTTCGCTAGTGAAAGAACAAACATAGAAGGTAGATTCAATACTAATTGGACTACCACAACTATCGCATGGGGCAATGCTGATTTTGATACGCCTAACAATACGGAGTGGGTGAGATTTAATATACTTAATGGCACAAGTGGGTATAGAGCAATTAATGGCTTAAAACGACATACAGGCATTATCAATATTCAGATATTCGCACCTGCTAATTCTGGTACTCACACCATCAGAGGTTATGCTGATACAATAGCGACTATATTTGATGGAGTTAGTTTTAATGATGTGGTCTGTGACGTAGCAAGTGTTGAGACTGTAGGTACTGATGACCGTTGGCATCAGATTAATGTTAATATTCCATATTGGAGAGACTCATGAGTAAACAAGTAATTTTATATCCGCCTAGCGGTGGTAAAGAAGGTGTTACGCCACACCCTTCAAAGATTGAAGAAATGAAGGCGAAAGGCTGGGTTGAGAAATCCGATAATAAAAAAGTAAAGGTTAAGGAGAAATAAAGATGGCAAATCATAAAGGTTCAGAGGGTTTAGTAAAAGTTGGTTCAAACACAGTAGCAGAGATTAAGGACTTCAGTTTAAGTGAAACTGCGGAAACTATTGATGATACTACAATGGGCGATTCTGCTAGAACAAAGAAAACAAGTCTAACTACCGCTAGTGGTTCAATGACAGCGTTTTGGGATGAAACAGATTCAAGTGGACAAGGTGCAATGACAGTTGGTGCTGAAGTTACATTAAATCTATACCCAGAAGGTGCTACAACTGGCGATACTTATGCGACATTATCTGCTTTAATTACTGAGAAAGGTGTATCAACTACACTAGACGGTATGGTTGAGACTTCAGTTAGTTTTGAAGCCAACGGTGCGGTTACTTGGTCTACGGTAGCGTAATGGGCATTTTAGATAATGCTAAGGCACACTTTGACACCCTAGATACAAAGGTTATTGATGTGCCAGAGTGGGATGATGTTATATATTCCACTCCCTTCACTATGGGTGAAAAGAAAACACTTTGGAAGTTTGCGAAAGGTGATGACTTTGAATTCATGGTAAGAACACTCATATTAAAAGCGTTGGATAAAGACGGTAACAAAATGTTCGACTTATCTGACAAGGTGGCGTTTATGAATAACGTATCACCGGATGTTATTACAAGGGTTGTTAGTGAAATATCAGCAACTCCAACTATTGATGAAATGGCGGGAAACTAGAAGGCGATTCCGAGTTATACGCAAGTTACGCACTTGCGAGTCGCTTAAACAAAACTGTATATGAAATAGACCTTATGACGGTTGAAGAGTTTCATGGTTGGTTTGCCTTCTTTAAATTAGAGGATAAGAATAATGGCAACTAACAAAATAGCAACTTATGGTGTAAAGGTTGACCCTAAAGGGGCGGTGTCTGGCTCAAGTAGAGCGAGTACAGCCATTAAAGGCATCGGTAAGACCGCCTCTAGAGTTAAGAATCAAATCTTCTCACTTAATGGCGCTATGGGCGCATTAGGCGCTGGTGCGGTTATGGCATCTGTTATTAAAAGTGCCGCAGGCTTAGAAAGCCTAAAAGTGAGATTAAAGTTCCTTACAGGTAGTACGCTAGATGCTGGTAAAGCATTTGATACTATGACAGGTTTCGCATCCAAAGTGCCATTCGCACTAGAGGATATTCAAAAAGCATCTCCACTTCTATTAACAATCACAGATGATATTGATGAGTTAAATGGCTTGTTAGAAATGACAGGTGATATTGCTGCGGTATCTGGTCTTGACTTCGTTAAAACAGCAGAACAACTACAAAGAGCAATGGCATCCGGTATTGCTAGTGCCGACTTATTCCGTGAACGTGGTGTAGCCGCCTTCTTGGGATTTGAGCAGGGTGTGACTTATAGTGCTGACGAGACTAAGAAGAAACTTAACGAAATGTGGGAAGGAAATACAACTTCCGCTGTAGGTGCTACTAAAGAATTAGCTAAGACATTCCAAGGTCAAGTATCAATGATGGAGGATGCTTGGTTTAAGTTAAAGATTCAATTCTCTGAAACTGGTGTTTTTGAGATGGCTAAAGATGTTGTGCTATCTATAACAGAATCATTAGGTAAGCCGGAAACTATTGACGCAGTCCAAGAATTTGGAAGAGGAATTGTATCAGTAGGTAAGGCAATCGCTAGTGCGGTTAATTCATTTATGGGGCTACCAGAGTGGGTTAGAAATACAGGATTAGTCTTAGCATTAATTGGTGGAACAAAGGCAAGGTTGGCTTTGGCAGGTGTAACTTCTTTAGCGATAGCATTAGATGATATTGCCGAATCCTTTAAGACGTTGAATGATATACATAAAGATGTAAGGGGTGCTACTCAGTTAGAAATGATTGAGGCTCTTACTAAAGAAAATAAAAACTTATTAGACCTTAAAAATGAGTTGTTGGGTTTAGAAGGTATGACTTCTTCCGCTACTAATCTACCAGCACACATGGCTGAAATAGGAGTTTTACAAGATAAAATCATCCTTTCACAAGACAGAGTAAAGTGGCTAAAAGAAGAAGTACGAGCCAATTATGATTTGGCTATGGCTGAAAAGAGTTTTGAACAGTTTGACCCTAAACAAAAACCAACCCCTAAAGGTGAGGTGTTTAATGTTTATGACTTTGCTAAGGGTGGTGAGGCAGATAGTAGGCTTAAAAAGTTTACTAAAACAATGACCAAGTATAAAGACTCAATAATGAAAATTACTAACGTAATGACCCCATTACAAAAGTTAGAAAAAGAGCGTGATAATATCATTGAGAATTTCAATGAGGCATACCGCAATGGAATTATCTTAGATGTTGAAAAAGCCTCTGGAATTAAAGCAGTAAATGACGAATACCAAAAGGCTGTTCAGTTTATGGAAGATGCCAAGATTGAAAAGAAGGTTGCTGAAATGGCTAAAGGTATGTCAGATTCTATTACTGAATCTATTATGAATATGGGCAAAGGTCTAGGCTCATTTAGAGATGTGTTAAATTCAATCTTTGACGATATAGCCGCTAAAGTTATTCAAGCAAATATATCTGACCCTATTGCTAATGCTCTATCTGGTGCTATTGGCAGTCAAGCCAAAGGCGGTGGATTCTTTGGTGATATATTCAAAGGTATGTTTAAAGCAGAGGGTGGCACTGTAACTGGTAATCAGCCATACATTGTTGGTGAGCAGGGTGCGGAATTATTCGTTCCAAACAAGACAGGTACTGTCGTTCCAAATGGAAGTGGCGGTGGTGGAAGTGTAACAAACATCAATGTTAATTATTCACCACAAATTAACGCTTTAGACCCAAGAACAGCCTCTATTGTAATTGCTGAAAACGCACCAACAGTTGTAGGTATAGTGAGACAAGCATTTAACAGAAACGGAAGGGCGGTAGCATTATGAGTGGAAGTTTCCCAACAACACCTAAACCATCAAGTATCAAGATTACAGGTATTAACCCTACTTTGGTTAGTTTGACACATTCATTAAAAAGACAGGCTAGAAATAGAGGTGGTCAAAGATGGTTGATTGAAGCTGGTTATCCAGCAATGACACGAAGTGAATTTGCGCCACTCTGGGCGTTCGTTAATGCTCAACAAGGGCAATATAACACCTTTACTTATAAACCGCCTATATACAAAGATACGAGCGGTACAGCTACTGGTACATTGCTTGTAAATGGTGGTGATAGTGCTGGTGACTCAAATATCACTTGTGACGGCTTAACTGGTACTTTAAAGGCTGGTGATTTTGTTAAATTTGCTGGTCACGATAAAGTTTATACATTGACTGCTGATGCCACTACTTCGTTAGCAATTGAGCCACCATTAATGAGTGCGGTAGCTGATAACGAAACTGTTACATACAATGATGTACCGTTTACTATGGCATTCCAAGACGATAAACAAGAATTATCAATGGGTGTTGACCAGTTGGTCGGTTTCTCAATCAAATTAGTTGAGGTTGTTTAATGGATAGGGGTTCAACGTCAGCATTTCAAACTGAAGTTGTTAAAAGTAACAATAGACCAGTTCATTTAGTAGAAGTTTACTTTGATGATGAAACGGTTTATATGACTGATGCTTTTAAAGATATTAGTTATAATACAAACACTTATACGGCTGTTGGTCATTTTATGGGCTTCTCTGATATTGAAGAAGCCGCAGAAGTAATTGTTTCAAGCGTTACATTGTCATTAGGTGGCATTGACCAAGTGTGGATTAGTCGTGTATTAAACAAGGCTTACATTGATAGAACTGTAAAAGTATACACAGCCTTTTTAGATGATGCTTTGGCATTAGTTGTTGACCCAGTATTAATCTTTGAGGGTCGAATGGACACACCAACGATACAAGAAGACCCAGATGCTGGAACTTCTTCGGTTAGTGTTACCGCCACTAATGCTTGGGTAGATTTTAGCCGTACAACTGGCAGACATACCAATCACGAAGAACAACAAGTTCATTTTGCTGGTGATAAGGGTTTTGAATTTGCTTCTGAAATTGTAAGCGATATTAAGTGGGGTAAATCGTGAACCCATCAAGTGAGATAGCATTACATAACTACGTTCAAGAGGAAATTGGCAAACCGTTTAAATTCGGTGTTAATGATTGCCCTTTGTTCGTTGCTGGTGCTATTGATGCGATGTATAAAACATCTTTAAGAGATGAATATACTGGCAAATGGAAAGGTCAAAAGTCTGCTTGGAAGTACGCTAAAAAGCACGGTGATATATCTGAACAATTAAAATCCAAGGGTTGTGTTAATGTAGAATTGACACATATTCAAACGGGGGATATTATTGTTATGGAACAAAAACTAGCACACGAGAAATACTGGCGTTCAGTCGCTGTATGTTTAGGCTCAACAGTTGCGATTGTTAGAGATGATATTGGCGTTGACATTGTGACGATTAACCAAGTTCCAAACTTAACCGAGGTATTAAGATGGCAGTAACAGCATTAGCGGTAGGTGCTTCTTATGCTGGAGCGGCAGTCGCTACTTGGGCATTTGGTGCTGCTGCTTCTGCTACATTTGTGTATGTAGCAACTTCTGCGGTAGTTAGTATTGGCATCTCAACATTAGCTGGTAAAGCCTTTGGCATTGGTCAAGGTCAAGATGCTTCTGATTTTGCTGGTGATATTGCTTCTGGTATGCTTGTTAATAAACAATCAAATAACGCACCTATTCCAGTTGTCTATGGTCAACGCAAGATTGGTGGTACTCGTGTATTTATTGAAGCTACTGGCGATAAAAACGATTATTTACACGTTGTTTTAGCTGTTTCAGAGGGTGAAATTAATTCATTTGAAAATATATACTTGAATGATATTATTTCAACAGATGAAAGGTTTGACGATGTATTAGATTTATACACACATCTTGGTTCAGCAACTCAAACGGCAGATACTAACCTTGTTGATGCTGTTAATAACTGGTCTACTGACCATAAATTACAAGGCACAGCGTATATTTATGCTAAGTTAAAGTTTGACCAAGATGCTTACCCACAAGGATTGCCAACCATTACCGCTGATATTAAAGGTGTTAAAGTATTTGACCCAAGAACGTCAACCACAGCTTGGAGTGATAACCCAGTATTATGTATTAGAGATTATTTAACAAATACAAGATATGGTCGTGGAATTGATTCATCATTAATAGATACAACTTCATTCAATGCTGCTGCTAATTATTGTGATGAAAACGTAACTATTGGCGGTGTTAGTAAGGCTAGATATACTTGTAACGGTGTAGTTGATACTTCAACTGGCTCAATGGACGTTTTAAAGAAGCTATTAACGGCTTGTAGAGGCTTTTTAGTGTTTAGTGGTGGTAAGTATAAGCTAATCATTGACAAGCCAGAAACGGCAACATTTACATTTGATGAAGATAATATTACTGGCTCTTGGTCAATTAACCTTGGTAATAAAAACAGCCAATTTAACAGAATTAGAGCAAACTTTTTTAATCCCGATAGAAACTGGCAACCAGATATAGCGGTAGTTGAATCCACAACATTAAGAACTCAAGACAATGGCTTATTGTTAGAAAGAACAATTGACCTACCGTTTACGTCTGATATTGACCGTGCCAAAATGATTACAACAGTTAATCTTAATCAATCAAGGCAACAAATATCTTGTGAATTTACAGCTACTATTGAGGGTTTAAAAGCAGAAGTTGGCGATGTTGTATTTATATCTCACGCAACTACTGGCTGGACGGCTAAGCCATTTAGAGTTATGCGTATATCTCTACAAGGCAATGATGAAGTGCGTATATCAGCAATTGAATATGATGCTAATGCTTATGATTTTGGAACTATCCAAGTATCAGATTCAGCACCAAATACAAACTTGCCAGATGCTACTCAAGTTGGTTCGCCAACAGCGTTGTCAGTAACTGAAGAATTATATGTAACGGCTACTGGTAAAGGCGCACAAGTTAGAGCAAATCTAACGTGGGGTCAGCCAACAGATGCGTTTGTTACTGCTTATGATGTTGAATATAAGAACGGTACTGGCAGTTGGGAGTTTGTAACAACAACCAAAGCATTAAGCGCAAGAGTGAATGACTTGAGTGCTGGTGATTATTATTTCAGAGTGCGTTCAATCAATACCATGGGTGTTCGTTCTAATTGGACTGAAACAGCCAAGATTGTTTTAGCTGGATTAACTACACCACCATTAGCAATACAAAACTTTAGTATTCGTGCGATTGATGGGTCTTGTCATTTACAATGGGATAGACCAACTGATATTGACGTGTTACACGGTGGTTATATTAGAATCAGACATACGCCAATGACTTCGGGTGTTACTTGGGCGCACGGTACAGATATTGGTAAGGCTTTGGCTGGTACAGCGACAAACGTTGTGTTACCGTTGTTAGCTGGTACTTATATGGCTAAGGCTGTTGATAGCGCTGGAAACTTTGCCACAGATGATGCTCAAGCCTATACAACCGTTCCAAATATTCTTTCATTTAA